TCTACGTTACAAATGATTGATGGTATTGTAACACTTGCAAATAGTTCTTCTACTGCCATGTCAGGAACGGCCGAAGCTGCATCTACGGCAATTCAGAATGTAGAAAAAGCCTCCGTAATACTGTCGATTGTAGGTGCAGCCTTGCAAGTAGCAACAAAAATAGTAAGCTTATTTAGACAAGAGTCGTCGTATGAAAAGTACGAAGAAGCAAAGGAGGTGTACGAGTCATATATAGATATATTGGATCAGATAATCGAGAAACAATTGGAATTGGCCGATTCGCTGGCGGGAGAAAACGCACAGGCTGCCTATGACAAAGCGATAGAATTATACAAGAAACAGGCAGATTCGGCACGGGTATTAGGAGCACAATATTACAAATCTAGGGAATCCGGGGAAAAATCGAAAGGGTATCAAGATTTTTACGATATGTCCGCCGCCGGTTGGCAGCAAGCCGCATCCGCACTAGGTATATCTGCGCAAGAATTGGCGATGATGATGTCAAAAAACATGACTAACTTATTTAACCTTCCCGTTGAGCAATTAGAAAAACTAATGTCGGAAGCTCCTCTATTTATATCACAGCTGGATAGTGAAGCGCAAGAATACATAAAGCAGATTATCGAAGCGGAGAATAATATTAAATCGACGGCAGAGCGAGAGATGGAGAACGCCACAGGCATATCTTTTGAATCTTTCTCCGATGACATATTAGAGTCCTTGTATGATGTGGAGAAAGGAGCGGAGGACATTGCGGACGACATCGCAGACTATATGAGAAAAGCTCTCATTAAAGCCATGTATGTAAAGCAATATGAACCGGAAATGCGCAAATGGTATGAGATGTGGGCGGAGGCAACAGGAGACGGAGAAATCGACCCGGAAGAACAGTCCG